GTAATATAGAAATTTTAGAAAGAGAGATGGAAGAGGGGGAATTTACCGTAGAAAATGGTACTCAAGGACCTAAGGCTCCAACTACTAATTTTAGTGCAGAAGAGAGGAATTATTTGCAGCAAAGATTCTTTGAATTAGGTAAATAATGCTATTTATTACTACAAAAGGTATTTAATATGAGTTTAACTGAATTATACAACGAAAAAAAGACAGCACTAGCGCCTCCTGTAGATCAAACCACCTATGAAGAGTTTGTATTTGAAATGGAGAAAAACGGCACTAACAATTTAGTAGATAGAGATATGGTAGATCCTACTTTCAGACCTCCTACTGCTGCTAATACATACCTTGAAACAGTCTTTCAAGACGGTCTAAACAAAAACCTGTAGATTTAACTAAATAAGTTATAGACTTAACGACGGTGTAAAACCCTCGAATGAAAAACGTATCTTTAATATTATAAAAAACGACGAAAAAATGGACATTTCACAGAGCATTTTAAGTGACATTACGGTATATATGAAGTATGCCAAATTTAATCCCGAAGTACAAAGAAGGGAGACATGGAAAGAGTTAGTAGATAGAAACAAAGCAATGCACTTAAAGAAATTTCCGCAGTTACAGGAAGAAATTGAAAATGCTTATCAGTATGTTTACGATAGAAAAGCATTACCTTCAATGCGTTCAATGCAGTTTGCAGGTAAACCTATTGAAATTAGCCCTAACCGTATCTACAACTGTGCTTATCTTCCGATTGATGATTGGAGAGCCTTTGGAGAAACGATGTTCTTATTACTAGGCGGTACTGGGGTAGGTTATTCAGTACAGAAGCATCACGTTGAGCAATTACCTGAAATTAGAAAACCGGATCCAAAGAAAACTAGACGTTTTCTAATTGGTGATTCTATTGAAGGATGGGCTGATGCAGTTAAAGTATTAGTTCGCTCTTATTTTGAAGGCGGATCAACGCCGGTATTTGATTTTTCAGATATTAGAGCTAAAGGAGCTGCCTTAATTACTACAGGCGGTAAAGCACCTGGACCTCAACCATTAAAAGAATGCTTAATTAAGATTCAGGGAATTTTAGATAGTAAAGAAAGTAACGATAAACTAACTTCTATTGAAGTACACGATATAGTATGTCATATTGCAGATGCGGTATTGACAGGCGGTATTAGAAGAGCAGCTTTAATTAGCCTCTTTAGTGCAGATGACGATAATATGATTTCAGCTAAGTCAGGTGCATGGTGGGAACTTAACCCACAGCGCGGAAGAGCTAACAACTCGGCAGTCTTATTGAGAAATAAAGTAACTGAGGAGTTTTTCTTCGGCTTGTGGGACAAAATTAAAGCAAGCGGTGCTGGTGAACCCGGCATTTATTTAAGCAATGATAAAGATTGGGGAACCAATCCATGTTGCGAGATTGCTTTACGTCCATTCCAATTCTGTAACTTATGTGAAGTAAATGTTTCAGATGTTATAGATCAAGCTGATTTAAATGCAAGAGTAAAAGCAGCAGCTTTTATTGGTACCTTACAGGCATCTTATACTAGCTTCCATTACTTACGTCCTATCTGGCAAAGAACAACTGAAAAGGACGCTTTAATAGGCGTAGGAATGACAGGTATTGGTTCTGGCAAAGTTCAACAGTTAGATCTTAAGCAAGCAACTAAGATTGTTAATGAAGAAAATGAGAGAGTAGCTAAGCTATTAGGAATTAATAAAGCAGCTAGAACTACTACAGTAAAGCCTTCAGGTACTTCATCTCTAGCATTAGGAACATCTTCAGGAATTCATGCATGGCATAATGATTTTTACATTAGAAGAATTAGAGTAGGTAAGAACGAATCTATATACACTTACTTAGCAATTAATCATCCAGAGCTTATCGAAGACGAATATTTTAGACCTCACGATACAGCAGTTATCTCTGTACCGCAAAAAGCTCCAGCAGGATCTATTTTAAGACATGAGTCTGCTTTAGATTTACTTGAAAGAGTTAAGTCTGTATATCAAAACTGGGTTAAACCAGGTCATAGAACAGGTCAGAATACACATAATATTTCAGCTACAGTTTCTATTAAAGCAGATCAGTGGGAAGAGGTAGGAAAGTGGATGTGGGATAATAAAAAATTCTACAATGGCTTATCAGTACTACCTTACGACGGCGGAACTTATATTCAAGCACCTTTCGAAGACTGTACAGAAGAGAAGTACGACGAAATGATGAAGTCTTTACATAATATAGATTTATCTAAAGTTGTCGAATTTGCAGACAATACTAACTTAATGGGAGAAGTAGCTTGCGCTGGCGGTGCTTGTGAAGTTCAATAAAATGGAAAAAAAAGAATTCATACAAGGAATACATTATTATTTGGAAGGGGAAAGGGTCATTTTTACGGCCCTTTTCCATTCTCAAAGAGGTCAGTGCTGTGGGAACGGATGTAGACATTGTCCGTATAAAGAAAAACATAAAAAAGGTCACCAAGTACTTGCACAAGAATTTGGTCATTTGAGAGAAAATACTTAATTTTATAAAAAATACGTTATGAGCAAATTTCAATCAACAAAATTATACGACGGGTTTAGTACCGTATTCCGTCAATGGGCTGCAGAAGGTACACATTGTAGATTTTTACATGGTTACGACATTGAATTTAGAGTAACTTTCGAAGGAGAGTTAGATCATAGGAATTGGGTATGGGACTTTGGTGGTATGAAGAGAGCTAAGACTCAAATCGACGGTATGAATGCTAAGCAATGGATGGATTATATGTTCGATCATACTACGGTATTAGCACCAGATGATCCTGAATTAGAGATCTTTAAAGAGTTAGATAAGAGAGGCGTAGTACAGTTAAGAATACTTGAAGGTCCAGTAGGCGCCGAACAATTCGCAAAGTATATTTACGGTAAGATAAATACTTTTGTGCAGGAAGAAACAAGTAGCCGTGTTAGAGTAGCACAAGTAGAATTCTTTGAGAATAAAAGAAACTCAGCAATTTATATAGGATAATGAATAAGAAATTCGAAAAAAATCAAGAGAAGTCTCGACGTAAGATGCTTATCGAAGAATATAGAGAAGAAAATCCTTATATTCCTACCGATGAAGAAATACAAGAGAATAATAGCTATTGGGATGTTGACTACCTAGAAGAAGCTAATGCTAAAACTAACAAAGGTATTAAGTATTGGCAAGAGAGATATGCTAATGCATCTAGCAATATGGGGAAGTGGTATTGTCAAATACGAATTGATAGGTTGAGAAAGAAGCTACATCATTATGTAGATAAAGAATAAGTTATGCACGAAATTTTACATATTATAGAACATGCGTTAGGAGTATGTGGAGAAAAGCATCCGAGTATCATTTACTTGCTTAGTGAGTGGCATACCTTTAACCCTGTATTAAATTATATAAAGACATTATTCAAATAAAAACATGGAGGAAAAACTATGAAGTGTTTAAAGAGTTCTAAGACCGGAGAAATTATCCGAGTAACAAATGAAAAGGCTGATCAAGCTACTAGGGAATGGAAATTTATTCCAAAATCTGAGTGGAAGGCTCAATTTAAAAAAGTAGAAACCCCTAAAACAGTACCTAATGAGTAAGATAGATCCAAATAAGTTACTTATTACTAGTGACTTTTATACAGTTCAAGGCGAAGGCATAAGTAGCGGTATTCCTGCATACTTTGTTCGTTTAGGCATCTGTAACTTAACATGCGGTATGTCTCGTGCATTCACAAATAAGTTGATGAAAGAGCAATTACTAGAAGACGGTGAAATCTTCGAAGGTGATTTAGTTAAAGAAGGTAAAGCTACTTGGACTTGTGATTCAACAAGTCAATGGCTATGGAGAGGAGAAGATAAAGAGTTTCAATATCTATTAGATCGTTTTAAAGAAGAAGGCGTATACGATGATATCTTAAACGGCTATGTACGTATTATCTGGACCGGCGGTGAGCCTACTATTGCAGGGCATCAAGTAGCAATTAATAACTTTACTGAGTACTGGATGGAGAAGGAAGGTTCTTTACAACGAACTTATTATGAAATAGAAACTAACGGTACTAATTTTATCGAAGAAGAGCTATTTCAGAACTTAGATCAAATTAACTGCTCACCTAAGTTGGATAACTCAGGCATGACTGCTAAGCAACGTATCGTTCCTAAAGCTATTAACCGTATTATGGAACATAAAAATTATCAGTTTAAGTTTGTTATTAGTAGTGAAGAGGACGTTAAAGAGATCTTTAGAGACTTTATCGAACCGTTCTATATTCCATTAGAGAATGTAGTTTGTATGCCAGGTCTAGATGACGCAGCTAACTTTGAAGAGAGAACTAGATTTGTAATGGAGATGGCTAAGAAATATAAATTTAGAGGCTTAACTAGATTGCATATTGCAGCTTGGAATAAAACCTTAAATGTATAATATGAGTACGGTTTACGTTTGTCAATTTTGCGGTAAGTCAACTGACGAAGTTGAATTCGATTATTTAGCAGGAACTGATCACTTATCATGCGTACTGGGTTTCGAATACGAACAACGAAATAAATCGGATATAAATTTTCCTGATAGGAGATTATTAGCAGTAGAAGTCGATATGATTAAAAATACATCTAATGATCAAGAATTAGGTGCTAAAGTAAGAAAATTATACTATGAAGTCTACAACAACAGCTAAAGAATATTATGAAGCATTAGGAGAAGTGGCAGGTACTCTGTTCTACCTTAACCGTAAAGACGGATCTACAGAGGAGTATATACTTGAACCTTTAATACTTGATACTAAGAATAAAGACCTTACCATTAAAGCATTACAAAGAGTAATGGACAATCCTAATTTTATTGCATTTCCAGGAACATTAGAGTTTAATGAATTTATGAATGAAGTTGTTGAAACAAATAAAAAATAATACCTTTAATTAATGACAGTTACATTTACACCAGAACATTTATACATTGGTATTATACTAATACTTGTAGGGTTACAGATTTATCAATTAAGACTTGTAAATAAGTTAGAGAAAGAGTGCGATGATATTTGGGCACAATTAGGTACTTTAGTAGGTAATATTACTAGTCAAATACTTTCTTTGCAGAAAGAACTTAACGATAAGCAAGATAAAAAATAATTCGGTTATAGAGCTAATCGATTCATAAAATAATACGCTCTAAATTTTAATTAATTTAAACATGAAAAAAGCAGTCTTATCACTGTCAGGTGGGATGGATTCTTCATCTCTCTTATTACACCTTTTAGCTAATGGCTACGAAGTAACAGCATTAGGTTTTGATTACGGTCAAAAGCATAAAGTAGAGCTTGAAAGAGCTAAATCATTAGTAGAGTATCTAAATGGATGTTCTCAAAGAGCAAAACAAGATCAATTAGGAACAATCACAGTAACTGGAGAAAATTTTCCCTTAGTAAAATATCAAGTTATTAAGCTAGATGGTTTACAGCAATTATTAAATTCTGCTTTAGTAACCGGCGGTGCAGACGTACCAGAAGGACATTACGAGCAGGATAATATGAAAGCAACTGTTGTACCTAATCGTAATAAGATTTTTAGCTCATTGATTCAAGCAGCTGCTTTATCGATCGCAACTCAACCTATTACTGAAGATTGTTCTATCGGTCAAGAGGTAGCTATTGCAATGGGTATTCACGCAGGTGATCATGCAATTTATCCTGATTGCCGCCAAGAATTTAGAGATGCAGATTTCGAAGCATTTAAAACCGGTAACTGGGATGCTGATTTAGTATCAGTATATACCCCTTACTTAGATGTTACTAAGTTTGAAATTTTAGAAGACGGTTTAAGATCATGCGAAGCATTAGGTTTAGACTTTGACGAAGTATATAAGCGTACAAATACTTCTTATAAGCCGATTTTTATTAGACATTCATGGTCTGATACTCAAGGTAACTGGTACTCTGATTATAAATCAGCAGCATCAGTAGAGCGTATTGAAGCATTTATTAAATTAGGACGTCCTGACCCAGTAGAGTATGCAGACGAAACAGGACCTGTTAGCTGGCAGTTTGCAAAAACGCAAGTAGAGAAAGTATTATCTGAATATAAAAAATAATTTATGTTTTTAATTTCACACGAAATACCAAAAGCGTTATTTGATCGTCATGATGAGGTAAGTGATTATCCTTATGTACTAGGTCATTTATTAAGCTTGGATACAGAATACGCTGACTTCTATAAGAAGAAGCTAGAAACAGTAGAATACTCTATATTAGATAATTCAGCATTCGAATTAGGTAAGTCTATACCGATGGAGGAGTTACACGAGTTAGGTAAAGAATATAAACCTACTCACCTTGTACTTCCTGATGTAGTTAATGATTACAATCAGACTTTAGCTAATGCAAAAGAGTATCTAGCGAACTATAAAGTAGAAAATCAAAAGTATATTGGTGTATGTCAAGGAGATACCTTTGAGCAAATTGCTGATTGTATAGATTACTACTTAACTGAGAAGGTAGATATTATTGCATTACCTTTCGACTTAGTTGAGCAGTCAGATTATGTAACAGTAAGATTTAGATTCTTAAACTGGTGGTATGAAAATAGATTTAATATGGGAATCGGTAAGCCTAAATTCCACTTATTGGGATGTCAGAACCCAGTAGAGTTTATTTTAATCAACTCTCTCACTACTCCATTAAGAGGGCTTATCTACTCGTTAGATACCAGTTCTCCTGTTATTAACGGTTGGGTAGGAAACGAATTAGGACCTCATGGCTTAACTGTACCTAAACCGAAGGCTAAATTAGCAGATAACTTAGATATTGAGTTGTCAGAAGAACAAATAAACCTTATTTTTAAAAATATAAAAACATTCCGTAGTTATGTCAGTAAGTAATATGTCAGAAGCAGCTGCTAAATCGTTAGGATCAGCTAACTCCTATGCAGTATATACAGATCAATTCGATCCTAGTCAATTAAATCCTATGCCACGTATTCTTGCACGTCAAGATTGGGGTATTACAGGAGAGGAATTTGTAGGTTATGATACGTGGCATTGCCATGAAGCAACCTTCTTATTAGATAATGGATTACCGATGGCAGGTACTTTAAAAATAGTGTGTCCTGCTAGCTCTGAATTTATGGTAGAGTCTAAATCTTTTAAGCTTTATCTAAATACGTTCGATATGTGTAAGATGGGAAATACTATCCCGCAAGCTATTGAAAACTACGAAAAGCAAGTA